CCCCCTACATCCGGAACGGTGTTTGATGCAATGGTGGGTACGGTGACGGACGTGGATGTGCAGGACAGCGAGGACGGCACTCAATATGTGATGACCGTGAAGCAGAAGGATAACCAGGGCGGCGAGAGCTTGAAGGAGGTGCGCTTCTCGAAGTACACCGACGACGACAAGGTGGTGTTGTACATTGACCTGACGGACAGCGGCGGCGCGGGACTTCCCTCGCAGCAGTACCTGGCACTGGGAAGCGGTTTTGTGGTGAAATACTCTGTGGGCGTGGGTACTGCCGGTGGCGGTACGGTGGACGGCTACAGCGACCTGAAAGCCCGCGTGATTGTGAAACGCGGTTCGACCGTGATCAGTGAGTTCCAGGATGCAGAGTTTGTGGGCGTGACAGCCGGACAGGCTTATACCTTTGACGCTTCGCCCTACCTGAAGGATGCCACCGCCTATACCGTGCAGGTGGAAGCGCAGGCAACCTACCAGGGCGGCACACTGATGAAGACGGCCACGGCCAAGGTGACCATGGTGGCCATGGAGCTGGAGACCAGCTACTCGGCGGGCAACGGGCTGGCCGACGGGGGATATAAAAATGACGTGAACATCCCCTTTACTGCCAAGGGCACGAGCGGGGAGAAGAACATCTACTACCGCATCAACGGCGGGCAGGCCTTTACCCTCGGTCTTTCGGCCGGCAGCGGTGTGCAGCAGAAGAACGTGACCATCCCACTGGCTCAGATGCAGGAGGGTACGAACGTGGTGGAAGCCTACGCGCAGCATGAGAACTCCGGTGTGGTGAGCCGGGTGCATTACATTACGCTGCTGAAGGCAGGAGGCGGTGTGACAGCGTATGCCGGCCTGATGTTCAGCCACCGGGCAGCGGGGTTCCAACGCGACTGGAAACATCCGGTGCTGGAGGCAGAGCAGTTCACGGCATGGAACTTCACGTATGCCGGCTATGACCGCGATGCGTACACGGCCCGTGTGAAAGTGACGGGCCAGGGCAGCGTGGTGAAGGAAGACCTGCTGCAGCGCGGTGAGACCGGCAGCTACGGACGGACGAACGTGAACGTGGAACCGCTGGACTACCGTGTGTCGTGCGGCGATGCCGTGCTTGAGGTGCAGATGAACACCACATCGCACCCGGACATTGAAGCCACGCTGGCACCGGATGCCGTGTGTACGTTTGACGCCTTCGGGCGAAGCAACACGGAAAACAACCCGGCAAGCTGGGTGAGCGGTGACAAGCGCATGGAGTTCCGGGACGTGCTGTGGAGCGTGAACGAATATGGTGCCGGTAGCGGCTGGCACAAGGACCGCCTGCTGCTGGCCGGTGGTGCAGGTATGACCCTGACCGCTGACGGCGGGTACCGCCCCTTCAACGAGGCGGACAAACCCGAAGGCTTTGCTATTCGTGATGTGGGCATGACACTTGAGATAGAATACAGCACGGCCAACGTGACGGACACGGATGCGGAGCTGATCACCTGCCTGGGGCAGCTGGACAACGGGAACCGGTACGGGCTGATTGTGACCCCGGAAGAGGCCAAGTTCCTGACCGGAGTGGTGACCGAGGCGATGGATGCCGGACAGGTGCTGCGCTATGAGGACTCGGTGGGTACGAAGTTCCAGCCGGGCACGAACATCCGCATTACCTACGTGTTCTACCCGAACGTGCAGACGAACGAACAGCGCACGCTGATCGGCTTCTATGTCAACGGTGAGGAAAGTGCCGCCTCGAAGTGGCTGGACAAGGTAAACTTCAACATCCAGAGCCAGCTGGAGTTCAAGTCAACGGGTGCGGACCTGAACGTGAAGAGCGTGCGTATCTATAACAAGGCGCTGACCTCGGATGAGGTGCTGAACAACTACATCGTGGACCGCAACCACCTGGAGGATGCCGACGGGGAACCGGGCGTGCGCTCGCTGGATGAGGACAACCGCGTGCTGAACGAAGGAGACACGGTGAGCATGGAGAAGCTGATGGGGCTGATGAAGAAGCGCCGGAACTCGATCCTGGTACTGATAGGCACGGGCAGCGTGGGCAGTGAGGTTCCGAGCGAGAGCGACACGCTGAACGTGGTGGATGCACTGGCCCAGCTGAACGACAAAAAGGCCAACAAGCTGGTAAGGGAGGTCCGTTTCTATAACGGAGAGGACAGGACGCTTGACTTTATCCTTACCAACGTATATGTCCGTATTCAGGGTACTTCTTCCGTGAACTATGCCAGAAAGAACTTCCGTTTCTACTTCCAGAAGACGGCAAGCGGCTGGACGGTTACATTGAGCTACGGGGAGATTGACGGAAACGGCAGGCAGAAGAATCCGGTGGTAACTACCGGCAAAAAAAATCTCTTCAAGTTGCGCAGGAACTCCGTAGGCGCGAAGCTGGCATGTTCCAAATGCGACTTCTCGGACTCGTCCATGACCACCAATACCGGTGGTGCGAAGCTTATCAATGACGGACTGAAAGAGATGGGGCTGCTTACGCCTGCCCAGCGTTACGCCAAAGACCACGGGCTGGAGGATGATTACCGTTCGGCCATCGACGGCCTGCCGTGCGACCTGTTCGTAGCGAAGAGTGCCGACGAAGACCTGACCTATTACGGCCAGTACAACATGAACAACGAGAAGAGCGACAGCTACCCCATCTTCGGGCAGGATGAGACCATCGGCGGCGAGAAATGGGGCGAGGGCGACACGCTGAACTATCTGGAAGCCGACGAGGAAGGACACAAGCAGTACCTGCCAATCTGCTTCGAGACGCTGAACAACTCCAATCCGCTGTGCCTGTTCCACTGGTTGCCGAGTACCGAACCGGAGCATAAGGATTTCATGGACTACAACTTTGACGGAGGACTGGAGTTCAACCATCCGAAAGATACCTTCTGGGCTGACGGAGGCGGTGATGCCGAGGAAGAACCGAATATGAAAGACCACTTGGGGCAGGGTGATGTGTACGATAAGATGTATAAGGCTACCGACCGCATGATGAGCTTCGTTTACCGCTGTGTGAAGGAAACTCCTGCCGGAAAGAGTATGACTTACAGTATGGAATCGCATGCGTTCGAGGGGGTAGATTATGAAGATGATGGCGACAAGTTCCCTACCGCTAAATGGAAGAGCGATACGTTTAAGAAAGAGGCATCGAAGTATTTCGACCTTCCCCATCTGATAGCTTACTATCTGTACGTGCAGTTTAACCTTGGTGTCGACCAGCTTGCCAAGAACATGCTTATCCGTACTTGGGACGGGGTGAAATGGTTGATTACTTATTATGACGGAGACTGCCAGTTGGGTTCTGACAACAAGTCGTTCCTGACCGGGAAGTATGACGACAACCGCCAGACGAAGCGTGATGGGGCTTATGTGATGCAGGGGCATAACTCATGGCTGTGGAATTTGATTGTGGCAAATTGCTGGGATATGATTGTGGAAATCATGGTCAATGGATGGAACGGGGGCGCAAGCTTCATGAGTGCCTTCAGTATCCAGAAAGCCATTGACCATTTCGATACCGAACAGATGAAGAAGTGGTGCTCACGCCTCTATAACAAGTCCGGCATCTTCAAATACATCTACCCGTTCCTGAACGAAATGCCGGTGGGTGCGGACGGCGCGAAACAGACCTATCCGCAGATCTACGGTTTGAAGGGTTCGTTGAAAGCGCACCGGAACTACTTCATCCAGCGCCGGTACGACCTGAAGCAGGTGGAGTACGGCTATGTATCTACGCTGGGTGCCCAGTTCTACCAGAGTACTGCATCGTTGGACAAGGCTTATAAGCTGAAACCGATGCAGTACCGGCTGACCATCCCGTACCGTGTGCAGTTATCTACCAGCAACGGCGTACAGGCTGACAGCGGCGTGGTGGATGCAGACGTGCTCCACTCCCTGCAGCTGACCCGTGCCTTCGGTGAGAACGACCCGCTGAAGATAGTGGGTGCGGGCAAAATCAAGGAACTGGTGTGGCATGAGGATGCGTTCGCCATCGGCTTCAACTTCGGTCTGCTGACCTCGTTGGTCAAACTGGACATGAGCGTGGAGAAAGCCAGCGGTTACCGGATCGGCTCGTTCATGGCTTCGACGAACGGGATGCTGCTTTTGGAAGAAGTGAATATGCGGAATAACCTGTTGGCCCGGAACGGGGACAACGGAAACGTGGCCACCCTGGACCTGAGCTGGCAGGGGCGTCTGAAGAAACTGGATGTGAGGGGTACGGGGCTGACCCGAGTGAAACTGGCCACCGGTGCGCCCGTTGTGCAGTTATGCCTGCCGGACACGATTGAGGAACTGTTCCTGGAGTATCTGACCAAGCTGCAGGACAGCGGCCTGGTGCTGGAAGGCATCAACAACGTGCGGGGTTACCGCTATACCAACTGCCCCGGCATTGACGGGTTTGCCATGCTGGAACGCCTGCATCAGGCCAAACTGAACGGCAGCGGCAAGCTGGAGCGCTTTGTGCTGGAGATAGACCGGGAAGACGACGGAAGCCTGCTGAAGAAGTATTTTGACTACGGAACGTACACGCAGACGGGTGCCGTGGATGACAGGCATTCGGGACTGAGGGGCAAGCTGACCCTGACGAAGTATCTGGCTGATGAGGAACTGGAGAAGTATGCCGCCCGTTATCCGGAACTGACGATCAAGCAGCCGCCTTATACGATGATTGAGTTTGACGACAGTGTGGCCGACGATGCCAACATTTCGAACCTGGACAACAAGACGGGGTACAAATACGGCAATACGTACAAAATGAGCGGGCATGTGAATGCTATCCTGTCCAAGCGCCACCGCGTATTGGCTAAGGTGACCAAGATGCCCACGAGCCGGAAGGTGGAGATGGCCGGGCAGCAGGTGGAAGTGAACAACCCGGACGGGGAGATGACCTATTTCCCGCTGCATGACGAAAGCTCGAACTTCTATGCCGATGCGGAGGATATGAACGACTGCACGGTGGCGAAGCTGGACGGCAGCGAGGGAGACTGGATGATGTATGAGCCGTTCTACTGGAGCAAGGGTATCAACGACTATCTGAACAACAAGAAGTACGCCTGCTACAGCAGCTACCCGGAGGACGAAATGCCCCCTGTTCCGGAGGCGACAGTACTGACGCTGGATGCCATCAAGGAAACGCAGGGCGGCTGGCTGGGTGAACGCAAGATCATGAGCGGAAAACCTACGTTGATGGAATCCTATACGACTGACAAGGCTTATTCGGTATGTAAGGTGGATGTATCCGGCTACAGACGTGTCCGCTTTCCGAGCGTTCCCGGTACGGGGCTTATCGGCAGTGTGTTTGTGGATGATGCAGGAAACATCCTGAAGAGCATCGTGGTGCCGACCATCGGCTTGAAGTTTGAGGCCGGCATGTATCTGATAGCGGACGTTCCGGAGCGTGCGACAGCCCTGCATTTCTCCATTCTGAACACGGCTGAGTTTGACCATGTGGTACTGAGCAACAGCGACAAGATAGAAGACATGGAACCGGATTGGGTGGCCAATGAGGAGCATCTGTGTGCCGTAGTGGGCAGTTCAGTAGTGGGAAGCAAACTGCGTGCCTGCATCACCGGAGCTTCGACCACGGCAAGCATGACCTGGACAGACAACCACTATTACAGCCAGCAGCGTGGTATGCAGCAGATAGATGCGCTGATGCACAGCCGCATTGCGAATCTGAGCTATGCCCGTTACGGGCGCAGGGATATGCAGGAACAGTGCGGTGCCGGACAGCATACCAACAACCGCACAACAGGCGGAACGGCAGAGCATGGGATGACGGACACCATCGGCTACGATGAAGCGTATGTCATCAACAACAAAATCACGAATTCGCTGATTGACGGGCTGGTGCACCAGTATGCCTGGTATAAGAGTCGGGACGAATACGGACAGGCGACTGTGGTGCAGGTGAACAACATCTGCTGCCTGGGCTATGAGGACATCTACGGCAACAAGTATGACATGATGGACGGCGTGGATCTGCCGAACGACAGCGGCAACGTGGGCAAATGGCGCATCTGGATGCCGGACGGCACGGTGCGCTGGGTGCAGGGCAAAACGGCCAGTGACCAATGGATAACAGGCGTGGCACACGGCAAGTATATGGACATGGTTCCGGTGGGTAATCTGAACGGATCTTCTTCTACTTACTATTCCGATAAGTATTGGATAAGCACCGCCATAGTCCGTGTGGTCTATCGCGGGTGCTACAGTGCGTACGCGTATGGCGGTGTATCGAATGCGTATGCGGGTAACGGTGCTTCGGGCACGAGTGCGAATGTCGGCTCGCGTCTGGAAATCTAATTAATCGGCGTACAGCACCGGGGACGTGTCCCCAATGCGGTGCCGAGGGAAGCAAGCCACAGCAACAGCACCCATTAGGGTGGAAAGCTGAAAAATCACGCGTCGGGTGGAGTTTGGTAGGCTGTTATCAGTTCGAAGAAGTCAGATCCGGGGAAAGGAAGGCCCTTATCTTCCATGTTTATTAACCAATAGCTTATGCGCAGGGAAGGATATATTATCGAGGAAATCATCGAATACTCCAATATGTCGGAGGCATTCGATTCGGTACTTCGCGGAACCGGTCGTAAGAGGTCAAGGCAGGGACGGTTCCTGCTTGCCCATAGGGAGAAGATTATCGCCGAACTGACGGCTTCCATTGCGGACGGCTCATTCCGGCTGGGCGGCTACCATGAGAGGGAAATTGAAGAATACGGTAAAAAACGTATTTTGCAGATCCTGTCCATGAAAGACCGCATCGCTGTGTTTGCCATCATGAATGTGGTGGACCGCCACCTGCAAAAACGTTATATCCGGACAACCGGTGCAAGCATCAAAAGGCGCGGTACTCATGATCTGATGAACTGCATACGTACCGATTTGCAAAAAGACCCGGAAGGCACACTTTACGCATACAAGTTTGACATCCGTAGGTTTTACGACAATGCGCGGCAGGACTTTGTTATGTGGTGCTTCCGGAGGGTGTTCAAGGACGAAAGGCTGTTGGTGCTACTGGAGCGGTTTGTTAAGCTGCTGCCGGAAGGTATAAGCTTCGGACTGCGCAGTTCACAAGGGGCAGGAAATCTGCTTCTGTCTGTATTTTTAGACCACTATCTGAAGGATAAGTACGGGGTTCGTTATTACTATCGCTATTGCGATGACGGACTGGTACTCGGTAAAACGAAAGCGGAATTGTGGAAGATTCGTGATGTTATTCACAGGCAAATGGGAAAAATAGACTTGGAAATAAAGCCGAATGAACGGGTATTCCCTGTAGAAGAAGGCATTGATTTCCTTGGCTATGTTATCCGTCCCGACTATGTAAGATTGCGGAAACGTATCAAGCAGAAGTTTGCCCGGAAGATGCACGAGGTAAAATCGAGAAAAAGACGGCGAGAACTGATTGCCAGTTTCTACGGCATGACGAAGCACGCCGACTGTAATAAGTTGTTTAAAAAATTAACAGGCAAAGAAATGAGAAGTTTTAAAGACTTGAATGTCGCTTACAAGCCGGAGGACGGCAAGAAGCGATTTCCCGGTGTGGTGGTAAGCATCCGGGAACTGGTAAACTTACCGATTGTAGTGAAGGACTTTGAGACCGGTATCAAGACCGAGCAGGGAGAAGACCGCTGTATTGTGGCCATCGAAGTGAACGGCGAAGCAAAGAAGTTCTTCACCAACAGCGAGGAAATGAAGAATATTCTCGCACAAGTAAAGGAAATGCCGGATGGTTTCCCGTTTGAAACGACCATCAAGACAGAGACATTCGGCAAAGGTAGAACCAAATACGTGTTTACATGAGAAGAGTTGAAGGAAGTGCCGGTGTATCGCTGATGGAATGCACGAACCCGGTTAAAGACAAATGGCGCATCCGCTGGGATGTGCAGGAAAAAGAGAACGGCTCTGCCTCCTACATGGAAGAGGAGTTCGGACACAAGCCTACTGATGAGGAAATCCGCACATTGGTTATGTCATGGTATAACAGCCAGACTGATGCAGCTATCCTATCCGGATTCGCCTATAATGGTGCCCCTGTATGGCTTTCTACGGAGAACCAATACAACTATAAGGCAGCATACGATTTGGCCGTTCAGACGGGCGGAGAGACCCTTCCGGTTACATTCAAATTCGGTTCGGATGAACAGCCCGAATACCATACCTTTGAAAAGTTGGATAATCTGAAGGACTTCTACATTCAAGCGGTCAGACACATCCAAAACACACTGGCTGAAGGATGGAAAAGGAAAGATGTATTCAACTTGGATTTATATCGGATTGAATGATTGACAATCCCTTCGGGGAAGGATAAAAAAAAGCCCCCGGCCTGTTAAATAGTCGTCTCACTTACCATTTAAACATAAAGCACCTCTTACCGGCACGACCGGGGGCAGATACCCTCGTTCGCCAGTAAGAGGCTTTTTTATGTAAGCGCTATTCTGCGCAATGATAAGTGAGACAATGCAAATGTACGAAATTTAACTGGATATGAAAGTAATTGAGATACTAAAATTGAACAGAGAGCTTTTAAAAACATGCCATTACATGGGCATACGACCCGATGACGTGCAATATATAGAACTATATAATGAATATAACAAGTTGCAGACCAATGGTGAAAAAGTGTCTTATATCGTAGCTACGCTTTCCCTACGATATGGCATCAGTGAGCGAAAGGTGTATGACCTGATCAAGCGTTTTAAAACCGACTGCAATTTGTGTGCAGTGTAATCAGGACTTCCTCCCACTAAAGGCAAACTCCCCTACCCTACCTTTGTATCGCAATAAATAACATTCATATCATGAACAAGTATTATCAAATCTTAGGCAAGGTGCTTTCGTCCGGAAAGATGCAAAGCAATAAAAAAGGGAATATCCGCTACCTACTGAATGAACAGCTGACGCTGCTCCCTGCCGACCTTCTTGATATATTCGAGGGGCATACCATAGCGCGGAAGAAGTTAAAAAACGAGTTACAACTGTTTATGAGGGGCGAACGAAACGTGGAAAAATACAGGGAGGCCGGAATCAACTGGTGGGACTACTGCGGCTCTATCCTTGTGAACAGCTACCCAACCTATTTTGAAAAACTGCCGCCACTCATCGAACGCATAAACAGGGAAAAAAGGAACAGCAAAAACTATATATTGTTTCTCGGGTCTACAGGAACAGAAAGTAACCAGGCTCCATGCCTTAGTCTTGTTCAGTTCCAGATAGAGCAAGGAGAACTGGTCATGACCGCCTATCAGCGAAGCAGCGATGCGAATTTAGGACTGCCGGCAGATATTTATCATTTGTATCTAATATCAAGACAGATTGAGTTGCCACTAAAATCCATCACCCTGAATCTGGGGAATGTGCATATTTACGAAAACAACATCGACAAAACAGAACAGCTGCTTGCCGGCAATGAAAATGTAAAATTTGAATTGAACGTATGAGAAAGATGTATCTGTCAGCCCCTCTCCCATTTGTCGGGCAAAAGCGTATGTTAGCCAAGGAATTCATGAAAGTGCTGGAGCAATATCCGGATGGAACATTGTTTGTTGACCTGTTCGGTGGCTCCGGATTGTTGTCTCACATTACCAAATCCCTCAAGCCCCACTCTACTGTTATCTATAATGACTTTGATAACTACCGCTTCCGCATGAAGCACATTCCGCAAACGAATCAGCTGCTTGCTGACATTCGCGAAATGGTAGGGAATTCCGTACCACGTCATAAAATCATTAAAGGAGAACTGCGTGAACGAATATTCAGCCGCATCGAGCAGGAAGAGAATAGCACCGGATATGTGGATTTCATTACCCTCTCCTCCTCTATCTTGTTTTCCATGAAATACAAACTGTCTGTTCAGGATATGCGGAAGGAAGCTTTATACAACAATATACGCAAGACCGGCTACCCGGAATGTACGGACTATCTCGAAGGGCTGGAAATCGTATCTTGCGATTACAAGGAAGTATTCAACCGGTATAAAGATATTCCTGGAGTAGTATTTCTTGTTGATCCGCCCTATCTGTCCACTGACGTAGGAACCTATAACATGTACTGGAATATGGCAGACTATCTGGATGTGCTGAATGTACTGAAGGGGCATTCATACGTATATTTCACATCCAACAAATCTTCAATTCTGGAGCTGTGCGAATGGATAGGTAAAAATAGGGATTTAGGTAATCCTTTTGAAAACTGCACAAAGGTGGAATTCAATGCTCACATGAATTACAACTCTTCTTACACAGATATGATGCTTTACAAGAAAGAGGCTGCCTGATTGCGTTTACTTTGCCTGTATTGAACAAAAAAGCCGCAGACGGTAATTTGTACGTCCGCGGCTTTTTCTGTCTAATAAAGACGGCTATTGCAGCCGCTTGATGGCCACACACTGATATACCTCGATACTTTCCACAATATCCTCATGGTTGTGATTGGTATCACTCTCCACCAGATCCAGTTCCAAAAAGGTCTCCCCGCTCAATCCGGCAAGCTGTGCATGAATCAGTCCGGACAGGTCAAACACCTTCAGCGCATCCTCCTGCAGCTCGCTGCCCTCAGCGCTCGAACCTTCCCAGTCCGTCACGATGTGCAGTTTAATCAAAGGTTCTGCCCGGTATTCCACACCGGGAACAATCGCATTCCACTGTATAGGGCAGAATTCCACAAAGACAGCCGGACGCTCCCAGTTTTCTTCCTGTTCGATGAATTCCACATTATGGTTCCACAAGTCTATGTGCTTGATAAGGTCAATGGCCTTCAGCTCCCGGCAAAGCATCCGGTAAAGTTCTTTTCTCATCTTCTTATGATATTATATTCAATGGTAAAATACTCTGTTAGGTTCTCTTCTACAATCTCACGGACGGCTTTTTCCACTTCAGGCGATGTGCCGAGGAAACGGCGTCGGGGAATTCTGATGGTGCTTCCTGCTTTCTTTAAAGCCATGAACATCCAAAAATCGGCTTCTGTATCAAGCCGGACATTTCGTTTGTCTTTTCGAAGTTTGCCGTCTTTTCTTCTACCGAACGCTCCGGTTGCCTCATAATACTTATGCCAGAAGAAACGCTTCATCCGCTTGGTCACCACTATTTCACCGCCATCATTATGAATGGCCGCATAGGGCAGAGAGGTAAAGAAGGTAATGCTGTTTTCCGTTGTCCGACTTCCGATACTTTTCCGAAGCGCCCCAGTATCTGTTAGTATGGCTCTACCTTCATTCCGGATGGGGCTTTTCCGTCGCTGCCATTTCTCACTGAAAAAAGCCTGCCGTTCAAAGTTCTTGTCAAACTCATCACTCATTTCCACCTGAATGTCTTTCAGTATCCGGGCCACTACTTTTTTTACGTTTTCATTCATTCCCAGTCAAAGTTAAATTTCAATTGTACCGTATCGTCCGGCAAATCATTTTTAGGGTCTGCGGACGCTTTAAGCATATTGTAGAATGTACGCTCACTAATAGCATACACAGGATATATGTACCGCCGCCATATTTCACGGTTCGGTACACCGTGACTGGCATAATGGTCATATATCCTGTTTACTTCTACTACACGCTTCTGATAACTAACTCCGTGCCGCTTTCCCATATAGGTTTAATCGTTCATAGACGGTTCTACTTTAGGTTTATAGGGACGGATGTCAAGCGTCATTTTTGCGCTTACCGTTACCCGGCCACTTCCTTCACACTGTCTGCAGACTTCCTCAACGGTTTCGCTTCGCTTCTTTCCAAAGATCCGAGAGGGATATTCTACAACTTTCTTTACTTTACCTGTACCGTGGCAAGCACGGCACAGGGCTACTTTCGGAGATTTCTCCACTTCTTGTATCATAGTTCTATTATTTATGATTCTGTCATTCCCAGAGGGATAGGTTTCCACATTCCGTTTTCGTTCTTGATTTCAGCACGGATAAACTGTTTGCTCACTTCCGGCTGGTAGGCTTCCTCAATGATACGCACACCTTCAATGAAACGGTCATCTCCGGTTTCCATGGCCACTTTGCGAAGCTGCACGATGCGTGAAGCCTTCAGCGTTCCCTTGGCATCACGGGCCAACAGACGAAGCACCATGCTCACCAATGCCTTGGTCTTTTCATCTTTGGCCAGACCTTCGATGTATTCCTTCACAATGGCTATACCGTCTTCCACCGTGTCACGGTAACCGTCGGTCACATACACACCCAGCGTGATTCGTTTGTCGCCTTCACTGTTAGTAAAGGTATGGCTGCGCTGGTCATCCTTCACCTTGGTCTTGAAAAGGTCTGCCTTCATTTCCAGAATGGTTTTGAAGTTGTCCATCACAGTCTGCTTGCTTGCCTTGATCTGCTCACTGATGCCCAGCAGTACCGGAATGGAGTTTGCTATCTCCTCATCCACCATCTGTTTGTACATTTCGCGGTCATTCTTGGCTTTTTCCTCTGCCGCTTTCTTTGCTTTTTCTCTCTGGAAGGCTTCAAATTCCGCCTTTTCCTCTGCCGTCATTACCACGGTCGTTTGTTTCATTTCTTCCATGATTCTTGTTTTTTTGGGGTTATTGGTTTTCATAATCCTGCATTTCAGGTTCGTCTTCCATCAGCATAGCCTCTCCGTTGGCGTATGCCCAGTCAGCCAGTTCACTATAAAACTCGGCTGCATCTTGCTTCTCCATATCAGAGGCAAGCAGGTTGATTTCCTTTTTCAGATTCTCTAAAATCTTTGTGTTTCTATTTTCCATATCCTATCAGTTTGCCGGAGCATCAGGGTCAATCTGAATGAGTGATACCATGCTCACGGGGTTAATCGTTTGCTTTTCTTTCCTGGGCTTCAAGCCGCCTTTCCGTTGTATGGACCGAAGCTTTACCGCCAGTTCATCCAGTTCGTCCACCGTAATCTGTCTGAACGCTTTGCCGACTATTCGGGGATTACTGCAGAAGTCATTGATTCGTGCCCAGTCGGATGTATCTATGCCCAGCTTCTGCATCAGGTTCAGACAGAGACTCCGTTTCCGCCGCAGCTCCTCACGCAGCTTCTGTCGCCATTCATCTTGTCCGCTCAGCTTCTCCAGAGCCGTACAGCAGGCTTCATACTCCTTGGCTGTCATTTCCTTCAGACTGTCCGTCCGGTTCCACGTGTACTGCAGCACAATGCTTTTCTTGAATTCTTCCCGGTCTCCTGTACAGGGCAGCTTGTTGAACAATGCGTAGAACCGGGCGAAATTGGTTACTTCCTGTGCCATAACTATTCGTCTATAAAATTAAACTCTCCATAAAGCAACATTACCGGTTCGTCAACCCCCATGACCCAAACACCTCTTGTACTACTTTTCCCGGCTGGAGCATCTATCACGTTGTGAATACTGTTTGGTGTCAGATTCTTAAATTGGGCACCAACAGCAGTACATCTTATCACTCTAATCTTTCCTTTTTTGACAAGTTTGGGACATGAATTGGCTTTATGTGCAAACTTCTCAGGAATATCAATTGTCCCTAAATGGTAAGAACGTCCCTCAATACCGCATTGACTACACTTGTATATGTCATAGTTTCCTTTACGACCTGAAATTGTAACGAGATTCTGCTTCTCCCATTTATGCCCGCCTTCTGATAAACTTTGGTGTATCATAGCCTTTAACTTTATTCAAATAATACTTTAATACCGCACGAACTGGCCACGTCAAGTTCCAGTTTAGCTCCCTTGCTCAGTTCCCAGTCCTTCAGCATATAGATATAGTCACAAGCCAGCAACAGGGCAATGTCGGCCCGCATGTGTGCTCTCCAATGAGCTTCATCCGGCAATCCGTTCCTGAAAGGGTTTACAGGGTCATAGCCTTGTGCCTTCAGTTCCTCCTCGGCACGGCTGAAAGCTTCCTTGCGCTCATCCATGTCATAGTGCGCGATAGCTCCGCTGATATACACTTTCCCGGCACCGGTCGCCTTACCGCGCTGATAAGCCTTGTGCCGTTCCCACCGTTCCGGAACGACCACACTGTAGTTGCACGATTGGCAGCAGCAGCCTTCTTCCTTCACCGGGAACGGATTGTATCCGTAGCCCTCATACTCTTTGCCGCAGATGCAGCACACTTTCTTTTCTTCTTTCTTTTCCATCACTTCAAATCTTTTTAATATTTACTTTACAACTTGGATTCCATATCAGCACATTACGTGCAAACAAGACATCACCCGTTTCTATTACAACATGACCGGGCGTTTTCGCTCTTCTCACTTTTAAGTCGCTTTGGATGTTTCGCTCCAGCCAGTCATCCAATACGGACCGGCTGGAATTTCCGTCCAGCAGTATCTGGAACACTTCAGTTCCGGTGTAGCTTTCAAAAGCCTTCTCGTTATTATCCATAATCATTTTGGTAAATTATTACTTGTTTGAATGATTCCGTCTTCCCATACCACATAATAGCTTCCCGGGTCTCCAATGGCGCGTCCTTGACAATAAGCTTTATAACCGACCACCCGAATCTTCATATCACAGATATATTTCAATCTTACTGCACCGCCACCCATCGGCTGGCTTTTCTTTTCCTGGCTGATCCAGATGAAACATTTCTTCGGAAAGGTTTCCATCAGTTCCACAGCCTGCGGATAATCCCATCCGGCCACCTGAAAGGAATCGATGATGATAAACTTCGGGCTTTTCGGTTTTTTCAGTCTGGCAATCACTTCCTCCAGACTGCCTTCTGTCACCACACGAAATTTACCCTGCACCTCATTCATCTTCAGATAACCCATACGCCGTTGGAAGCTTTGGTTGATTTTCTCTTCGTAACTCATGTACAGCACCGTCCCATAGTTGCACAGTTCCTTTCCAAGTTGCATCACAAAGCTGCTTTTCCCACTGGCACTGGCACCGCTGATGAACCACGAAGCGTTCTCTGCCGGGAACCCGAAAGGTTTGCTCCATTTCTCATCCCACGGCAGAGTAACCCATTTCTTGGCGGCTATTTCCTTCGGACTGTACGCACGCTTCATTATTCCGCTGTCATTTTAAGTTTCTCAATCTCGGTATAGACTCTTCTCAAACCACCGCGTGTCTTCCGTACAATCTGGGCTATATCAGCCCCCGCAGGAGCATTTACCTTGGCTACAATACGTGCCTGGTTGTTCAAGAACTGTTCGCGCTCCTTTCCATCATCCGGAGTCACCTTGCTGTACCGGTCACCATAACGGCTCAACATTTCGGTATAGCCCACCTTCTTACATTCTATGGACCGGTTGATTTTCTCTTTCAATCCGTCTGCCCCCATCATATACCAGGCGCAGCAGCGCTCAGTGGCATTCCATAAGGCCTTCAGTTCCAGGAAAGCTTCATACTGCAGATCGCCTGCTTCATCGAGGATGATAAGCGGGGTTTCCATCGAACGGAGGTAATATACCAGGTCTTCATACACATCAGAATACTTCCCCTTGCTGTCCACACCAAACTCTGCAGCAATCTTGCGTACCAACTTCAATTTTGTCTTTACCTGCGAACAGTCGATATAAACGGCATTCTTGTGGCTTTGCACATAATAACGTGCCGTGAAAGTCTTGCCGATATTGGGCATGTCGCACAAGATGCCCGACAGACTGGACTGCTGTGAGAACTCCAGCTGGGCAGTTATATATTCAAAGGTCGGGGTCTTGGCTGCTTTCCATTCCATTTCACCACGGAGGTTCACCCCTAATTTACGGGCAATGCTTATCCAGTTGGCATCGCTCAGGGCTTTGTCTGTCTGTCCGTTCTTGATTGCACTGTACACAGATGTACTGATGGCTAAAGAGGCAGCATGCTTGGCATCACTGGGATAGTTCGCACGGTTGGCGGCTATCGCTGCTAAAATCTTCTGTTTTTGCGCTTCTGTAATCATAATTCTAACGCTGTTTTAATGTTGTTCTAATTCTATTCTTACATGTCACTGATGGCCCTCATTGCCTCGCTTATTCCGGAGTGCCATTCATAATCTGATTCCGGATCTGCCGACAATTCGGCTGGCAAATCATTGGATAGCTCCACCGGGGGAAGTTCCAGTTCCTCTTCCGGGTCATCTGTTGGCTGAGCCAGTGTACCAGTGCCCACCTTGCCGATGGCATGGTCATTGAGGTATTTGCTGAAATGACTTACAATCTTAGCCTGCTCTGTATAGGCAGCCCGGTCTTCTTCGGTCTGTTCTGCCATCACCCGGTTGTAAGTCACTACTGGACGAACCTTGTCAAGGTAGCGGTCGTTCTGGAACAGGAAGACATCCGTAGGCTTGCCCTCTTCATCCGGCAGGTAGTAGGCCGTCACCTTGCGGTTGTTTGATTCCAGCTGCTCCAGCACTTCCGGACCGCTCAGCCACCACTCTGCATTTGCCACACGTACTGTGGAATTTCTACGAATACTGGTTTCTACCTTTTCCCCGATATATCTGCTCAAAGTCAATTTATCAAGCGGTCGAAGGGTCGGATTGATTTTGGCTACAAGCACATCCCAACGGGTCATTCCGGGATATTTCTTTTGATTGGGGTGAAGCGTATTGTTCCATTCTTCACAATCGCGACGGTCATCCGCCACAAGCTCTTCAAACGTATAATACTTTCTGTCTTCCCAGGTGTGGTTACTGCTGTCGCTCACTTTCTTCTGATCCACCCGCCGTGCACCCTTACCATACCAGCGACCAATGCCTTCATGGTTCTTATGTGCTATGGTTGTCTTGAACACACCGTTCAGAACTTCAGAATATTTCTCCTGTGAGTTCTGTGGAGCACAGAAATGCACAAACTTAAATACCTCACCTGCCTTCAGGAATCCTTCTTTATACTTGCTCATCAAGTGCTGCTCCACCTCAATACCGGCTGGAATACCCCATCCGTTGCGTTCGATGAGCCGGAACATATCACGGAAACAGTCCACTACCAAAGCATCATCCTTATCTCGCCCGTAGGCCAGCCCGATACGGCACTGGCTCACCACATCATAGGCATAATAAGCATGCACATACTCACCGCCCTTCATTCGGCGCGGCAAATCCACGTCATCCATCGTAATTTGTGACAGAGAAAAATCACCGCCATGGCGATGCATGTGAGGCATTTGCTCATGATAGAACTCCATACGTCCACGCAAGGCTTTTTCTATCAGCAGCTGGCTTGCCGGGTTGTTCAGAATGTTCCGGATAGTGCTTTCGCTCAGTTCTTTCGGCTCCCCGTTCTTGTCCGTAAAGTCTTCCGGATTGAATATCTCTCCTGTTTCCAGATCCCAAACTTCCAGTTCTCCGCATACAAACGACAGATACATTTCATGCACATCGCTGCCGTATGGTTGGTTGGGAAGTACTTTCAAACTCATCACCAGGCGTTCGTCCATGTGAGTCACCTTCCGTTTGTTCTGGTTGCCGAACTTACCGGTTATCAGACATTCGTAACCGTACTGCTTGTATTCGTTCACTTTCTTTCGGAAGCGCAGGGTACTGACAGGAAGGTCATGACCAAAGTCTTCGCGCAGGGTCTCGATGGTGGTGGCCATCATGTCCCAGTTGTATTTTTCACCCATCAGTTTGCGGTAGTCATTGCTTCTGTTATAAAGCTTGATACAAGTATTCAACACGGAAGCATTCACCGCATATTTCCGGGCAAGTTCGTCTGTAGCTCTTTTGCTGGAAGAATGGGCAGACCATTCCAAAAAATAGGCTACTGCAGCCTGATCCAGCACATAGTTTGATAGTATCCAGTGGCGAAGTGCCTGCTCTGTTCCACCGGGGTTGTCTTCCTTCACCCGTTCCAGACACTCGGTAGGCAGGCTATTGAGGGCGACCAACGCGCAATTTCCAGCAGCACCTCCACCACGGCGCACCACCTTGATACGGCCACGGTTCACCCAGTTCCTATAACAGGATTCGGTGATATAGCCGCCATCTATGAGCTCACGTGCAGAAATACACTGTATGTTACCGTAATACACCAACATAGCCGCCTCCTATCTCAATGCCGATGCAAACGCTTGGATTTGGTTAATATCGGCAACCATCACATGCTCGTAAGTCTTCACCGTTTCTCCCTTGAATATTACCTGACCGCTACCATCATTACGGTCAAGCTCTATCAAGGCACCGTTTGGACAGTACTGACGCATCACATTGTCATAATCATGGAAAGTTTCTATTTCCGGAATAACAACCATCACAATACCGCCACGATCCATGGCCAACTTACGGATCTTTGCAGAAAGTTCGGAGTTGCCACGACGGTCATCAAACCGGATAGCGTTATAAACAGTCTTCTCTGTCACGTTGAGTGCCTTTGCGATAAAGTCGCGGTCGGCTTTCGTAATGTGAATGTACCTCTTGTTCATATCTCACTTGTTTTAATGATTAATATTGGGGGGAGTCCGGGGAATCGAACCCCGGCACAAGAACCATGCACTCCCGTGTGTCTTTCCACACCGTCACCCGTCTCTTAACGCCTTCCGGGTTGTCACGCTGGGTTTACTGTTGTCCCTCAACCTTTTCACCTTTTTCAATAATCCCAAGAAGTATAGTGAATTTCTCACGTATCTTCTGGTTCACTTCCAGTTCCAACGTATGCGCCAAATTTGAAGCCGCACTGGTGCTGTTCTTGCGGATGCTTCCGGTAAGAAGACTATCAGTCAGACTGTTTATCTTGCTTTCCATGTATAACTTTACATCATCATGGCTACCGGCAGATAAAACCACCTTCAAGGCACGGTAACAGGAAAGTTCACGTTGCGTCTTGTACATATCCTCGGCATACCAGCAGAAGAAATGTTCAAAATCCTCATTCATGTCTTTGGTGTACTTGTCAGCCTGTCTTACCAGATCATCTATATGAGTCTTTACAGAACTGAATACAAAATCCCAGCAACTCATTTTCTTGTTTTCCATAATCTCACTTATTTAAATTCGTTTATAATCGGTTTCAAACTCACACCGTAACAACTCATCAGGCGGCGGATAAGGTTCTTCACATAAAAATCAGGTGCGGAAAACACAATCCCGGTCTCTTCGGTATATCTGAAGCTGATACCGTCCATCATCAACACGTAAGCCACCTTGTGCTTCACGCTCTGTGTCTGCCATTCTTTTATTTCTTCGTTCATTTTCTTTAATCCTTAAAATTCGCTAATCACATGCCTTTTTCGTATATTTGGCGCGGTGTTCCTTTTTGAACACGCTGCAAATATATAGAATATTTTCGACACCAAAAAGTTTTATGTAGATAATTTACGACTTATGACGAATATTTCCGACAGGATTGCAATCCTAATTAAAGAAAAAGGTATCAGTACAAGGGCACTTGAACAAGCTATTGGGTGCTCGAATGGAGTAATTTCAAGATGCATTAGCAAAGGAACAGATATATCAAGTTTATGGGTGTCGAAAATTATCGAAATACATAATGATATAAACCCTACCTGGTTACTTACTGGGAAAGGTGATATTTACTATAATACATCATCTACAACAACACAAACAACCGAACTCTCCTCTCTCCTTGCCTTAATTAGAGAAAAAGAAGAAATCATCAGGGAACAAGATAGAGAAATCGGACGCTTAGAGGAACGAATCCGGCAAATGACAATCGAAAAGGAAAAACATGTATCGGATGCGCCCATTTCCGGTACTGCAAATGTCGGGTAGGCGGATTTACTATTACCATACACCGGTGATGGAAAACGAAGCGTACCCCCTATCATCCCCCATGATGTCCCCCTCCCAAGCAATCCCCCTCCCCTACCATTATATAAGGGCATAAAGGCACTGATATTGGGGAATTTAAAAAGTAAAACGTGAAAAATGATAGGTTTTTAGGGGGGGGGCTATCAAATAAAAAACAAGGGTATTTTTAAAATTGTGGTATTTTAGCATGTCTGTATCGCACACCGCCAAAACCCTATTTTGAATATCCAGTTCTATAAAAGTGAATATCCACCTGAATATCAGACCGATTTCAAGCACAAAAAAGGGGAGGTATAACCACCTCCCCACACCGGATCATCCTAAAGCCGTTTTTATTGCCTTTTTAGCCGCTTATTATTCGTCTGATACATTTCTACTACGCCCGCAAGAAATGAGCGTAGATTGCTTTATTATAGCCTTTTTGGTGCATACAGTCCCGTTACCAGATAATCCTGCATGAAGCAGATAATTCTTCGTTGCGCCCACCTGTTCAGCTGTAAAAACGGTATAAACCGCCGAAATGCTGCTGAAATACCAATCTTTCCGCTTTGTTCCTTCTATTCCGTGCGTCAAATGCACATGTATTACCTTTCCCATAACTAATAATATTTTGTCGCAAATATACCAAATAACTATTATATGGAATAATTTAAGCAGAATTATATCAAATAATCGGGCACAAAAAAAGCAGCCGCAGCTGCCATGCACTCCCCCACCCTAATCAATCATGTAAGCCCTATGTAAACCCAATTAAACTTATCTGCAAATCTGTATACCCGAAAAGCATCTAAATGTAGCTGCAAATTAAACCCACGTAAACGTTTCGTTTTGCAGAGCCATCCATCCATATTCCGCACAACCATTTGTATATCAATAGGTTTAATATCTTTTTCATTCAATCCTCAATATACGTTTCGTTCTGTGCCCCATAAAAGCCCAATATCGTTTTTTCATGTATATAAAAAATTACCCGATGTAAAGGTACAATATAATTTGCAATTTAGTTGCATCTTCTTTCCGCTATCTTTGTTGTCATAAATAAAAAGAAACAATGAAAAAAATAAAATTAGAATCAGTTTTCAATGAATTCACTTTAATGGGAATAGCTGTATCAGGAGCATTCTATCTAGGAGAATACTGGGAAGGTATTGCCGTTATTCTGTTCTATCTCATAGGTGAATGGTTCCAACACAAAGCTGTACACAAAGCACGCAGCGACATCAAAGCATTATTGGATGTACGTCCCGAAACAGCCACTGTAATATATAACAACACATATAAAATAACAGTACCGGAAAAAGTACAGCCAGGAGAAACCATTGAAGTAAAAGTTGGAGAAAAAGTACCTCTAGACGGATTTTTACTGGAAGATTCCGCTTCATTTAATACGACCGCCCTAACCGGAGAAAGTGTTCCCCGGACTCTATATAAACAAGAAGAAGTTTTAGCAGGAATGATCGCTTCAGATAAAGTGGTACGGATCAAAGTAAACAAACCGTATGATCAAAGTACGTTAGCACGTATCCTCACTTTAGTACAAGATGCAGCAGAAAGAAAAGCCCCTGCCGAATTATTTATCCGCCGTTTTGCACGAATTTATACACCGATAGTGACAGGACTGGCAATACTAGTTGTCATACTCCCCTATTTATACTCTCTGATAAAACCTGAATTCATTTTTGTTTTTGATGATTGGTTCTATCGGGCTTTAGTATTCCTAGTCATATCATGTCCTTGCGCATTAGTGGTCAGCATTCCATTAGGATACTTTGGAGGTATTGGTGCCGCATCTCACAAAGGGATTCTTTTCAAAGGGGGTAATTATCTAGATGCCATAACCCAAATAAACACCGTAGTATTCGATAAAACCGGAACACTCACCCAAGGTGTATTCAGTGTCCAGGCAATATCGGCAGCCGAAGGTGTTTCGCAAAAAGAACTGCTTCAACTTATCGCCTCTATAGAGAGTTTCAGCAATCATCCTATCGCAAAAGCCATTGTCAAATATGCAGAAGAACAAAATATATCCCTTAACTCGTCACTGAAAATAACCGAATTTGCCGGATATGGAATAAAAGCCGTAACAAACGGTAAAGAAGTATATGTAGGAAATGCACGGTTATTATCAAAATACGGCATCTCTTTTCCCTATGAAATCAGCGACATGACAGAAACAATCGTGTTATGTGCAATGGAAAACAAATATTTGGGATATCTTTCATTGGCGGATACACCAAAACCAGATGCTGTACAAGCCATCCGCGAACTGAAAGACTTAAATATTAATAATATTCAAATATTATCGGGAGACAAACAGACAATTGTTTCTAATTTAGCCGAAAAGATAGGTGTCACACAGGCTTTCGGCGATTTGCTACCCGAAGGTAAGGTAGCACATTTAGAACAATTAAAAGCAAATTCTGAAAATCGTGTAGCTTTTGTAGGAGACGGTATCAATGATACTCCCGTACTGGCACTCAGCGATGTTGGGATTGCCATGGGTGGCCTAGGATGTGACGCTGCTATAGAAACTGCGGATGTAGTGATACAAACAGACCAACCCAGTAAAGTGGCGGAAGCTATAAAAATAGGGAAACAGACCCATCGCATCGTATGGCAAAATATATCAATGGCATTCGGAGTGAAATTGTTAGTATTGCTATTGGGAGCCGGCGGAATGGCCACTATGTGGGAAGCCATATTTGCAGATGTAGGCGTAGCTTTACTCGCCATTTTTAATGCAATGAGAATACAGAAATGGAAAGAATAA